TGTATTCGGGATCATCTGCCAAGTCTCTGATTCTCAAACTGTCCACGTCAAACTCTAGATCTACTTTTTGTCCTACACCAGAACTTGATCTGGTTTTCATAAATTGTATTTGATATCTTCCACGTTCTTTCATTGCTCTCGATGTGAATATACCTATCACGTTATCTGCTGTCTGTATCTTGGATAGTCCACCTGAGATGTGACTGTGATCAAACTCGATCTCTTCAACACTCGCCCTGTTCAACTGAGATGCTGTTGCCAACACACAATGTTTCTCAACGACCAAGTTTCTTAGTTCTTCAGACACGTATTTGTCTTTTATAAACAAGTCTGCTGGACTAATCTTTTTACTTTTAGGCATCATGAGATCCAAGTAATCGATCAGTATGCAGTCTACTTTTTTCTTGTTCTTTAGTTCTAGTTCTTTTAGATACGTCCTAACGTCTAGCACGTTGCTACCACTTGGCAAGTATTTGATCTGCAACGTTCCTGACTTCTTCTTTAACATCTTAACTTTCATTTCAACGTTGTCTATCTCAGGAAAAACTTTCTTGGTTGGGATATTTGTCATCATGGCATCTAGTCTCATGGCAGTAAGTTGTTCGCTTAATTCAAAAGATATGTAACAAACGTTCAGACCAGCCTGTGCCCAATTGACTGCAAGATTCTGCAAGAACAAGCTCTTACCTGCTCCTGATCCACCTGCAAAGATGTTTAGTTCTCCTCGGTTGAATCCGCCGAATAGTTTCTTGTCTAAGTTATTCCAGCCAGTGCTAATCTGTCCGTTGTTGTCCTTGAGGGCCATAAGTCTTCCCTTTGGATCCTCGAAGTAGTCTGTACCAAGATCTCTTGTGAGTCCCACGTTGACTGCATCCTTGACCATGTCCTCAACCGGACCATAGTCACCCTTCTCGAGAAGATCAGCGGATGAAAGAATTGCTTGTTCCAGTGCCTTGTGTCTTGAGAATGTTTCGAATTCATCCAACAACCAATTGAAATGACTTGGATCTAAATCTTTTGCCGATTTAAGTTTTATATCATGCTTTGCATTGACCTGTTCAACATCAGGCATCAACTTGTATTCTTCCATGTAGTCTTTGACGAACTTGGCGATGGGTTGCAGTTTACGATCAAATGACTCTGGTTTGAATATGTTCTGTGCCCGTGCGAATGATTCCGCATCTGCTAGGAGCATCTCTATGTATAGTTTCTGTACGTCAAATGTGTATTCAGCCATTATTTCTTTCCACACTGTATTTTACAACAATCATGAGCAGATGTAAATTGTTTTGTTGATTCAAAGAAATCTTTTACGTCATTTTTATCCAAAATACCGTCTATTGTGTTGTCTGCTATGTTTAATTTGTTCTGTTTTGGTGAAAACAGACTTTTGTACTTGTATCGGTAAGTTCCTATCCAACAGCAAGGATAAAAGTCTCCTTCTGCATCTATGTATAGTAATTGGCTTGGTTTGTTGTCAACAAGGCACGCAGGTTTCATGTCAGTTTTGAAACTTGGATCAATAAGAACTTTTTGTTGCAGTTGATAATGTGTGTCAACAAATTCTCTGTCAGGCATCAGATCTTTTTTGCCCAACCATCTGTCACTGTGTTCCAATCGGAAATGATCAAATTTGAGTTTTACAGACAATTCTTTGGCATTTTTTATTTGATGCTGGTTGTGTTTGAATACAATGTATTTCCAGTGTAGTTTACATTTACGTTCAGCAAAAACTTCTATGGCATCCATTATTGAATTCCATTTAGCATTTTTTCTGTATATGTGATTAGTGTCTTCTAGTCCGTCTATTGAAAAAATTAATGTGTCATCATTATCTAGGATGTTGTTTAACTTTTGCCACCATGCTTTTGTCTTTGCAGAACCATTTGTCGTAATTGTGATTTTACAATTATTATGCTTCAGTCTTGAACATAGTTCATGAAATTCAGAATGATATATTGGATCGCCGTTGTTCCCACACATGAAAATATCCGCGTTTACCCCTACAAAGTTAACAAGATGTTCGGTGTTGATCTCATGCAAGTTTCTTTTTTTAAATGTTTCGTAGAACCAAGTCCTATCACACAACGGGCACTCTAGTGTGCATTTACTTGTTGGTTCTATGTGAAAACTAACCATACATTTTCCTTTTTAAATCTATCTTCAGTTTATTGGATTCTGCTGTCTTCAGTATAGATTGTATTACAAATAGCCTTCCGTATTTGGCTACGGCATCGGCAACGTCATTTACATCATCTCCCCATATGGGAAAAGCCACACTCCATCCAAAATCTTTTGCTTGTCCTATCAGTTTCTCTCCAGGAGCATCTCTGTCTGGCACTACAATAACTTGCCTGCCTAGACCATTGATCAACTCTCGCTGTGTATCATTTATCTCTGAACCTAGTATGCTCACACCAGAAACGGAGATTGCATCAAATGGTCCTTCCGTGACTATAACAAATTTCCTTGTCCAGTCCTGCACGTCCATGTTGAACACATACCCTGGCCATACGTCTGTGTAATACTTCACCCCCTCCGACTCCTCGAACATCCTACCTGTAAATCCCACAATCTCACCTCTCCAGTAGAAAGGTATCAGTAATCTCTGGTGGATGTCCCATGTCTTGTCTGGTGAGTACATGAAGTCGTACCAGTCAGCACCTATGCCCCTGCCTTCTAAATACTTTAACAATCTATCTATCTTCTTCCATTGTGGTTCGGTAAGATCATTGCCCACATACTTCTCTAACCACACGTCCAGTTTGTGCGTGTTCTTGGGCAAATTCTTGTTCTTGAATGACACGAATTTCTTCTTCTCGTACTTCACATCACCCTCTTCCTCACGCATGGCCTCTATGGCCAACTTACGTATGGTGTCCTCGGGTATTCCTATGTAACTCATGAACTGCCTCATCTTGTATGACAGTTTGCGACCAATCACGTAACTGGTCTTGAAGCCACAGTTGAAGCAGTGATAACTGACTGTGCCATCAGCACTGGTCATCAATCCTCCACGTTTCTTCTTGTCAGCGGTCTCACCGTTGTACACACAGCAAGGTGCGTTGAAACTGATCCAGCCGCTTGGGGTCTTCTTTCTGTTCGCAGGAAGACTAGTCAGAATTGTATTCTGTATAAGATTCATAATCTATACTATTTTACTGCCTATATAGGATTTTGTCAATCACACCAGTGTTACCAGTGTCGTTGCCCCAACTGAATCTCACGCTGTGATACACACCCGTGAAGTTGAAGTTGGTAACTGTTGTAGAACTTGTGAAAGAGTTTGCTGTCGATCCTGCACCTTCCATGGTAATATCAAAGTAATCGGTGTTGCTGGGTGAAGCACTCATTGTTCCTTGCACTCTCAATGCACCTGAGAAATTTTTTGTGTACACAGCGATAGTGTGTAACGCCTTGTTGTTGTTGATACCAGGTTTGGAATCTATTGATCCTGATGTGTATGCTAACGGGCCTCCTGATGCTGTGAAACTTGATACACTAGTACTTGCAACAAATTCTGGATATGCACCATCTAACAGTTCAATTGTGCCGGCGGCCGCATAACCTGTGTCTGCGTATGTGATCTCTCTGCTACCATCTGATTTCACTTCTCTTACTGAGAAATTGTAGAACTTGGCATGTAGAGGCAACAGGTCGCCTTCTGTGATAGTGCAACTAGCATCACCCTTAGTGCTAACTGTGGATCCGTCGTCGAGTATGGTCAGTGTCTTTGTGAGAACTGCTTTCTTGCTCTCAGAATCGATCATGTTGAACTCGTAAGTCTTTGATGTGATGTCCTGTGCTTTCTGATCCTCGTTTTTGAACGTGAATGAGATCGGGTTTGACACCCCTCTGTGCAGTGTTAGGCGTCTATCGTACACTTTTGAGTTCCTCCCGTGATAACCACTTACGTAGGCTATTACCAACTGATTTATTAAATACCTTTGTACTGTTTGCATAATACATATTTAACAGTATTTATAGATATAGAATGAACGAGATTTTTAACACATTGAGGGACAAGTTCCCATTCCTAAGCCTGATAAGAAAGGGCGATCTGGAGTATGTGGGCATAGTGCAGAATGAGGACACCAACGTGATCAGTTTCTATGATTATGGTAGACTTATGATGCCACAGGACAAGATGAAGTTCCTGAAATGTGGTGAGACTTGGTGGCATGAATCTAATCGTAAATTACCAATCAACATATTCCTCAAGGGTGAATTCAGATATTTCCGTTCAACTTTGGTCACACTCAACTCCAAAGATATCGAGATAGTACATGGTCCAACTGTTAGACTTTCTGATATTTCAAAGAAACGTGTAAAGCGAAGAACTATACAACTAGTTCGAAGACCTACTTAATAGCAGTCAAAAAAAAAGACCGCTGTCTGCGATCCCATCTAATTTTGATACCACGCTCTCCCCAGAGCTCTTGCCAGTAGGGCAGTTCTTGTTTGATCCAACGGGCATCTAGTTGTTCCTCTTTGTTTAGTACTTTCCATGTGTTCTTGGCTTTGGTCCTCCAGTAGTTCGTGAGGAACTTGGACAACGACACGACCGAGAACGGTCCATCATTGGATAGGTCTACTACAGTGGGTTTGGATTTTTTAGTGAGTTTTTTATTTGTCTTGTTGTACACTAAAGTTATATTTATCTTTAAGGATCAGATTCATTTGTACCACTATGGCTTGTGCATATGCCACAGCGTGTGACTTCTTGAAGAAATACGATCCGTCTGTGGGTTTGAGCCACACTTCCTTCATTACGTCCACCCAGTCCTTGTGCATGAGATGTCTCTTCGCAGGACGTATTATGGCCAACACGGCCGCAAGTTGTTCTATGGTCTTTGGTTCCAACTTGGACACTATGTTGAAATGACCATTTAGATGGAAAAGGTTTTTCACTATCTTTGGATCTTTCAACATATCCCAGTCGGGCTCTTGTATCATTAGTTCCACAAGTTCCTGTTCGGATCTTACATCTTTGTAGATGTTAACATTCAAACAATCTATCTTGAAGTATCCTCTGTCTTCGGCCTGCTTGTAATCCAGTGAAGCATGTCCTGTCACAGGATGTTCTGGCACTGCATGGAAGTACACACCAGTCTTATGCTTCTCTGACTTGCCATCTTTGATCATGGAAGCAGGTGTGTGTTTGAAAAGTTTTAGTGTATTATCTCTGTCAAAGAAATCTATATCTACATCAGGCATTAGTGCATACTCCCTCTGCCTTTTTGGGCATGGTTTATCATTTTATCACGTGCACCTGGTTGCAATACTTCTAGAACATCTAACAATTTCTTATATCCTTCCGACGCTATCATTTTCCTATTCACATCTGGCATGACCACTCTTCCTATTGATCCATCCTCTTTGATTATCACTGCACAGTCGCCGTCATCAAATTGTAAGTTGTCAGAAACTTCTAAATCGATCTTAGACAATCTTGGCCTCCCTTGCTGTGTCCTGTACCAGCATGTGATCAGCAGGATAGCTCTTCAACTTGCTTGGCCAGAAACTTGTGTTTATAAATTTTTCTATCATTTGTAGTTGTTCGTCGTTAAATGATTTTAACATCCTTTTGCCTGCGTTGCAACCTAGCAACAGCCATGGACTTATTTTTCCTTGCTGTATGTGTTGCACTGCCCTGTTGGTGTTGACAAGTCTAAAGTAGTCACTCCATTGTGCGTTCTGTTCAGTTGCCCAGTCCATCATTGTTGCGATACTCCTCTGTAGTGCGGCCTCCACGGGTTCCGATTTTAGTGCTTCAATGAGATACGTTTCGTATAAATCATCCCTGGACCAGTGATCAAGTTTGATCTTTGATTTCAGTACAAACTCTATGTACTTCTCTGGATACAACGGATTGATATGCATAATGAAACGACCAAACTTAACAAAGGCGTTGTAGTACGGACTCTTGACGAAATCGTCGTATGTTTTTTCTTTTGAGTTGTGTTGATGTATTTGGTAGAATCTCTGGAACACCATGAACGCATTTACTACCCACTTCTCATCTCTTTGCAGATATCTACGTTTTGGTTCACACAAGTGTACCTGTAGTGTACGCTCCTTAGTAAACTCCTTGCCACAGTATGTGCATTTATTTGTCGACGCCATGTGCTTCTATTAGTTCCTCTAGTTCTCTGTCTGTTATTACTTTGTCCAATGTCTCTAGGTCCGCTTCCTTCCACGTTGGATATATCTGTTGCAGTTTCTTCAGACTCTTGTTCGGAACACGCTTCATTGGTTTGATCCATTGATGGAATTGTGTTGTCTCTGCACCACACATGGCGGTCAGTATCCATAACAGTTTCTTGTGTTTGCCCAATGTGAAGCAGTGCTTGTTCACACACTCGTTGACCATCTCTATGTAGTGTTCTATGTAAAACGGATCCTTGGACGATACGTTGGAAACATATCTCATCAACATGTATGGTGAGTACAAAGATTTCTCCTTGTCGTCTATCCTGTCAAAGTAGTCCTTGTTTCTGAAGTCCACGGCTTTCAACCCGTTCCTTAGATCAAAGAATTTTCTATTTTTTTCTGCTGGCATATTTTAGTGCGAACATTGTACAATCTTTCGCTGTTGCAAATGTTAATTTTAGTTTCTTATCCTTGTGTTGTAAACCTGAAAATTGGAATTTGTGTTTCTTCATGAAATCAAAGAAATTGTACATCCAGTCTTCATCCATCCACACTGCAATCTTGTTGCTGGTTATCAGGATCGGTGCATCAATTGTGATTGATTTTCTACCAGACGGAGCCATAGTCCACCTGTTCACACTGTCTCGATATATCCTTGACAAAGTAGGCACACATGGGTTTTGGACCATTCTGTAACGGAACCGCTAACATCTGTCCTGATTTGATCTTTGGGAAATACCATTTCACTTCTGTGTATATGTCTACCACATCTATGGGATAAAAATCAGGTTTGGGACTTGATAACGGATTGAATGTAAATGCATCAAATCCTCTGTCGTTGAGACTTGTGATGGGTAACACATGCATCTCAGATTGTCCTGCTTCACCTATCAACATCTTCCAATCTAATGGCATCTTTATTTTGCGAGGACCGATCTCTAACACTGCCGCTGGAGCATTGAAGCTCTCAAGGAATATCAAAGGTATGTAAAAGAAGTCTGGATTCTCAGGATCTGAATTGTCGAGTACGGCGAATCTCAAATTCTCATCAACCCATTCAGGTATCTTTTCCAACTTGTATGTTCTGTTATCCAGTGTAAGGATTTTCATAATTTATCTTTTCTATATTATACGGGTAATTGGCCTCTTTGTAAAACTTTTTCCTTGCCCCCAGGTGTCTTTTCGCGAACTTGCAACTACTGGTAATGTCCCAGATCTGCACACTGTCCTTGTCTTCTGCTTTCCTGATCCCACGTCCTATGCTCTGTATCACCCTCACGAACGACTTGCCCGGTTCTATGAGAACAAGATTAAAAATCCTAGGAATATTAATGCCAACAGCGGCAACTCCATATGTGGCGATAATAACTTTATTCGTTGCAGTAGATATTTCATCATATTGTTCCTTCCTGTCTGTGTTTTTGGTTGATCCGGACACAAACACCGCATCCTCGATCTGCTCTTCTAAAATCTCACCTGCAGATATCCTGTCCACGAGTATCAGTGTGTTGCCTGAACTTGATATGTCTTTAATCGTATTCGCTACCCATTTCATCCTGGTTTTGTCTGTGGTCAGCCATTTCAGTTCTTCACTGTATGTTTTGAATTGTGGATGGTCTTGTGTCTGTAGAACATTTACATGACAGTTTGCTAACACACCCTTGTCTTGCAGTTCACTGGCCTGTATTCTGTTGGACACATCACCTATGCTACATTTCAACCCCATGAATTCGTAGTCTGCCTTCGGTACAGTACCCGTCAGTCCCCATCGTATTCCACAGTGTGCGAATGGACCGGTCAGTAATCTTTTCAGCACATCTGCTTTGGCCATGTGCACCTCATCAATTATCACTGTGTTGATTCCTTGTATGGCTTCAAGGAAATCTGTTGTGTGTTCGTCTTTGCTTTTCTTTTCTAATACGTTCAGTGACTGCCATGTTGCTATCGTGTTGAACCGGCCAAGCTCTTTCCTGTCACCGTAGTACACACCAACATCTAAGTTACAAGCAAGGAAGTCCTCTTCTGTCTGTGTCACAAGACTCTTGTTTGGAACAATGGTCAGTGTACGACCATACGGTTCAACTAGTTGGCATAATGCCGCTGTAATGATTGTCTTGCCTGCTCCGGTGGCTATCTCTTGTATGCTTTGTGGATGTTCTATGAACTTGTTAATTGTTTCCACTTGATAGTCTCTCAACACTATTGGCTGGCCTGCCGCTGGATGATTTTCTGGCCACGTTATGTGTGATAGATAATTTTTGTCTACTTGTTTGAATTCAAAGTTGTGTTGCTCTCTTTTATCCTCAACATCTATGTACACACCGCCCTCGTCTAGTATGGGAAGTATTTGGTCAACTAGGTTTAGATATGTGGTTCCTCCGAGTCCGAAGAAACTTACTTTGCCATCCCATCTACCTAACTTGACTGCTGGCAGATGTCTTGCATATGGTATCTCGTATTTGAATTTGTTTGATAATCTCTTGCGCCATTCGAGACTTAGGTTCTCAAACTTTACATTTACTTCATCTTTTATTACTAATTTACAACTGCTCATATTTAAAGTTTTACTATAACGTGATCATGCCAATCCCAATTACTCGGTTGGTGATCACTATAATACAACTTTTTTGGAAGATTTTCAAGCATTCTTTTGAGGTTGTCTGTACCCGTGGCATAATAACCACCGCCCAGTGCGACCAATGATGCCTTTGGTTTTACCTTGCTCTTGATCAATGCTCTTGGTATCCTGTTTCTCACAAATATAATTTTTGTTTGTTCATTGATTAATTTGAACTGTTTGCTCATTTGATGTAACTCGTATAGGTTCTCAAAGAACTCTTTTGATTTTTGATTATCTAGGAGATATGTTCTTTCGCTTTTGAAACGTTCCAGGTCCTTCTTATAGATAGGCTCTTTCACATCAAACCCCCAACTACATTCATTCAACAGATCAACACCGTGTGCCTTGAATGCATTCATCCATTCCCAGAATTCTCTTACATCATCTTCCATGTGTATGTCACCACTTACGGGCATTATCAATGGAAAGCAATCCAATTCTATCAGTCCTTTGACAACTTCATTCTTGCTGAATCCTTTTGAGTCTATCCATAACTTGTGGTAATTGTTGTGTGCTATCTTGTGACCTATCATGGTCTCTGCTGATACATCTATTCCTTTTGTGGATATATTGAAGTTCTTCAGGGAGTCTACTTGTGTCAGTGCCGTTTTGTTTTTAAAGTTTTCATTCCAATATTCCTGTAGTGATTCAGGAGCATTATCTAATAAAACTTCACCAGCGACCAATCGTGCTGTGGGTTTACGATGTCCTATGACTTGTTTTTTTATCTCTTCGTAATCGTCCAGCAGACTTTCGTCCATGAATTTGAAATCATATCTCACTGCAATCAATGTCAGGTAGTAGGCAGTGACATCGCTGTGTTGGAAGGTCCACTTTTTTTTCTCACCGTCATACAGTGCATACATTCCAGGCAAGTCACGTTTGTCTTTCATGCAACGTATCAGTTGTATCACTTTCTTGTTGTAAGGGAATCTCATCTCTATTCTGTTAATATTATCATCGTCGGTGTATTTCTCTATAACTTTGTCAAAACTGATTACCCGGAAGTCGTCATCATACACAGGCGTATCTAGTAATTTTTTAATGTCCATGCCGTGTGCTTGGAACTTGGTCAGGTATCTTTTAAGAATTACCAGTGCTAGTCTGGCCTGTTTTTCTGTCCATGCATACTGTGATTCTGCCAGTGATCTCACTGTGTCGTAGTCCTTGGGGTGTGGCTTGATTGCGGCCGTATTTCCTATTTTTGATGGATCAAACCAAAAATAATCATTATATGCTAGTATTTTAAGTGCTTCGTTAATTGTTTTTGGCAAATCTGTGTGCATATTGTCCATGGTATTTTAGATAATTATTAATAGTATAACATAATTGGTAAAACTGTCAACCATGAAAAAAGTAAAGAACAAAGCGGTAAATGTTAAAAAACAACTTAAAGTTAAGTTGGAAAATACTGCGACTAGATATAAGAATAAAAATGGATTCAGGCCAACAGAGCAACAAGCATTTCAGTGGTTTAGATACATCAATCGTGCATTGTTTAATAGTAGATTACCAATGGTGCCTTTGCATATAAGAAAATTGCACAAGGATTGGGGTAGGTGTGTTGCAAATTGGGACAACAGAAAAACACCCAAAGGCAAGTGTGACCAACGTGTGATCCCGTATCATGTTGATGTAGAATTTTATATTGAATTACATTGTAAATTTCCAAAATGGAAAGACTTTATTGAAACATTGGCACATGAAATGGTTCACCTTTATCAAATGACTTGGATACAAGACCCATATGCAAACCATAATAAAAACTTTTTTGCCTGGAAAAACAAATTTAGAATTGCCGGCCTCGGCCTATCTAGGTGTTAAAACTTTTTCAAACTCAGTGTAACTTATAACTTTACTGTTACCCAAATCTGTACCTGTCTGCAGATAGTTCAAATATTCCGGTGGATTATCATGCACTACAGTGTAGTTCACATAAGGTCTCATCTTCAACATATCGCGAAACTGTTTCAACCATCCATCAAATATATTATCATCATTACGTTCGCCATAATTGTCGGTGTTTTGGTAAATGTTGTTTAGCTCTCCCTTGCCGTACTCCCTGAAGTCATATCCTATGAGATAGATGTTCCGGTGCCCATGCACCCCTGCAGTCCAGAATGCGACATTGCCCGATATCCAGTTTGGATTGTTAGGTATGAGGTGTATCATCCCTTTGCTCTCTTTCCTATTTGCCTGTAAGGCCGGAGCGTAGTGTACGGCCTTCAACCCAACCTCGTCCTCTACCATTTTCATTGACATGTTGGTGTCTACGGAAAATATGAAGTCGGGTATGAAATCCCTGTACAATGCATTACATCCGTAAGTCTGTCCTGTGGCTTTAAGTTTGCGTAGATCAAACCCTTTACGTGAAGGCCCATTCCCTATGCAGTAGGCATTGCCCTGTGGAACTGCTTTTACCCGATCCTCGAAGAAAGCAGTCTCTTGTATCTTTTTACCTTTACGTATGATGAGGTTTGTGTTTACAATCTCTCCATCGTATGGCTTCCATTT